TTATTATGTGTAAAGGACTGATCAATAAAACCTTCGTAAGCGTGGCCGTTTCGTTTTATACTAAAAGCATTGATCTGGCCTGTTCTTGTAATAAATGGTGCCATCATTTCATTCATTTGCTGTTGATACTCGCACTTTATCACAATTTTATAATCTATATTAACGTATACTGGAATTGGAATTGAAAGAGTTTGAATTACTATTTTTTTATTAATTCGTGGCGAATATAATTGATTTTCGCCAGTTGTATCGTTTCTTACCGCCTTAACAACAGCAAAATTGCGAGTTTTGTCTTGTTTGATTTTTTTAGCTAGAATCATCCTGCCAGTTCGGCCATTTCCACTTGTAGAATAAAGATGTGCTTGATAAGATCCTTTTCTTTCGGGGTCTTTGGTGATATTAGTTCTTTCAACACTTATAAGTGGCAATTTTATAGCACCAGCATCATCCCTCAATTCTTTTTCGTTTTTAATTTGAAATGATCTCTCTGGTGTTTGCCACAAAACCGGTACTTTCACAAATCCTTCATTGGTTGTAGCACTTAAAGATAAGTCTTCTTTCATCCAAGACATTAAAGCATAGTCAATATTCTCAATATCAGAAGCAAGCATACCAATTTCTTTTAATGACAAGTTTTTAGTGTCCATTGGTATCTGTGCAAAATCAAAATTATCAGGAAGCATCAAACAAACCCTTTCTTGCTCTCTTACAGCGCGCTGCAATCTCAAATTCACGACCTGCTTGGCCAAAAAGCAGCTTTGGTTCAGCCAAACTAACTATTTCATAGTAATAATCACCGTACAAAACAAAGTCTCCTTCTCTTACATAGAGATCTTGATCTTCTTCAAGGCGTCTTTTATGAAAATGTATCATAATTTCCCAAGATTTGTCAATTCCGGCGCTTTCCATATAATCCGTTGAATAATCCGTAAATTCAACAAGTGCATAAATCCTAATCGGGGGTAAATATGTCTTTTTAATAGCTTCGCCATATAACTCATGAAATTGTGTAGCCCTTAAGTCAATTGGATAATACAAGACTTGCTGACCGATGACTTTTTCGACTAATTCATCGTTAATTTGTTTAACTAAGTCGCGTTCTTTCTTACCGAGAAATAACGGAGGAGGCGGAGCATCAGGTTTTGACCATTTGTTATCATCAGACATTTAAAATCTCCTACCCCACGAATATTGGCAACGGTGAACGTCTTAAGGTTTCCTCGGCTGCTGTTACCTTCTCTTGATCTTTCTTAGCTAACTCTGGGTATTCAACTTCTTTGAGAATCTCCATTAATTTATCTTTAAGTTGCTGCTGTTCTTCTTTAGCTTGTGATAACAATTCTGAATGGTTGAGAGTAACGCTTTCACCCGGAATTGGAATGGTAGTGAACTTACCTCTAATTTGACCTAACATTTCTTTACAAAGTGCCAATGCGTATTTTCTAATCCACTGTTTTCCAATAGCGTTAATGTTCTCATATGGAATGTTATCAAATGGAAGTGTGTTTAAGTTATTGATGCCTTCAATCCCGGTGTCGGTATCTCCTTCCTCATCAAATATGCTAGACTTAATTCTAAATTTAAACCAAACACGGTCTAGATACCCAGCAAAGTTGTCATCGCCGCGCGGTTTAGGATATAATCTCAATTTGTTGTTAATTAGCTCATATGAATAATGCGATACTCTTGTATATAAAGAATCCTCATACATAATTGCTTGAAGTTTATTTTGCCATGTTGGGACAATTTCAAATGTGGTATCATCTGCGTATTGTCCATAAGTCTGGTAGTTACCCACAACACCTACGCCCCCGTAGTAGCCGTAAAATCGCCACATTGCTATTGGCGAACGATAATATACTTTATCTATAATAATTCTTTTATCTGTAACTTTTCCTGCGTAATCAATAGCGTCACCGTTATCATTCACTCCAGATGCAGATGAGCTAGATATAATTGTTTGTAAATCGTAGTCTTGCTGATTTTTAGTAGTTGTAAATGATGCTGAGTAAATTGTTGTTGTGCCGCCGACACCTGCCATTGTAGCCATGCCATCGGCAATTTTATTAGTATAGTTCGCCTCAATTCGAGGGAATCTTAAACTTGCGCTAACAGGACCAGATGTTATTTGCCCTAAATGGTTAAATGTACCAGTTACATCTCCAAGCGCATCGGATATAACGTTCTTGCCTTGGTGAAGATTGAATATATACGAGTATTCAAGAACAGCTTCTTCGTAAGCAGCATATACATTAGCAGGCGTAAGCTCAATATCAACAACATCGCCACCTAATTTTTTATATACGTAAGCTACTTGGTCTGACGCACCGCTTCGAAAAGCCGCTGAACCTGTATAAATGCCAAAAGGTACAGCATCAGAAACCAGCTCGGCTGAACCGGTTGATGTCAGTATAATTGCACTTGTTTGCGAATTTGGACTTAAATCTCTTGGCACGCACAGACCCTCCTATTAACTAAATAGTTAGACACAACCAAAGATAAACACTTATGTAAGATAATTACGAAGTCTTCTTAGTTGTCTTGGTTTTTGTGGTCTTTTGCGGCTCAGTTGTCTTTTTAGTAGCCGTTTTTTTAGCTGTGTTTGCTTTAAGAGTCGGAGTCACCGTAGTTTTTGCTTTTTTGGGCGCTTTTGTGGCTTCGGCTGCTTTTACGGTGCTTTCTGTTTTTGGAGTTTCAACAGTATCTGCTTTTAAAGACTCAGTGGTTACACTATCAGCATTAGCTGCAGCTTCTGCCTCAAGGGCGGCAATTCGTGCTCTCTCCCTTGACTTAAGTTTTAAAATATTTCTTCTACGTGGGTTCATGATATATCCTCTCTGTTAAACCTGTAATACTAAATAGTTACAAAATAACGAAACGAAAATCTGGAAAAATTGGCTCCGAAATTTTTTGGCAGATCTCCATTTTTAATAACAAAAACCCCCTCAGAAAGAGGGGGGTAAAACATTAATATATATTTTATTTATGCGTTGCTTGAAGATGTACCTGCGCTAATATCAGAAATATCGTGTGACCATGAATTAGTTATAAGCCAAATATTTGAACCAACGTATGTGCAAGTTACAAGGTTGTCATGCGCTGCAGCGCTAGCGGCAAAAATTAACTGATCGTGACTACTACCATTGAATGCAACGTGTGATGGACTATCTGATTCGTGATCGTGTACTCTTCCCTTGAAGAAGTGAACACCATCATACAAATCAAGATGGATCGCACCATCAGAACCAAGAGCAGATACGTGTGTAAACGTAAACGTACAGCCTGTAATTGGATCCTGCGGTAACTTGATTACATAATCAGAACCACCCATGTTGATGATTGAGCCTGAATCGCCGTTTGTAAGCGTTGTGGCTGCTGAAACGTCCTTTACTTTAACACCAAGGCCGTTAAAGGTGCTTCCATTGAGTTCAAGATCTCTCTTTAAACCCTCCATTAGTGCTTGTACTCTAGCCAAGCCTATTCTTTTACTTCCCATGTTTAAAACCCTCCATTTATAATCATGTCAAAAACATATGGTTGAGACTTCTTTAGTCTCGCCATAATTAGTTAACGCATAAAAGAAGACCCCCACCTTTTTCAAGGTGAGGGCTTTCTGTGTTGTGTTTATCGTGGTTTTTGACCAGATATATGCTAAAAGCTTATATATCAGGAAGCGCCAGATTCACCCAACAGTCCGCGACAAATCACGAGTCCGTACATATCTGGACGAACCATCTTCTTCGCGTAACGGGTCATGACACCCTTACGTGGTACGAAGTCTTCTGGTCCGAAGATCGTAGGAGTGGTTTGCAGTGGCACGTATGGTGCGTACACATATCCGCTTTCAAGGAAAGAGGAACCGCGACGACCAACGAGGACCACGTTGCGGAGGAAGTAAGGATCAACGATAACGTCGAACTTCTTGCTCAGCGAACCGACATTCACTGCACCGATGGAACCAGTCTCATCGTCAGCGGTAACGGAAGCACGGAATCCAGCGGTGAACTCAAGGATGTTGGCAACTTCAGGTCCGCAGACGATGAAGTTAGCGCCACCACGAAGAGTCTTGCGGTGAATTTGTGCAGAAACATCATTGATAGTTTCAACGAGAGTTTCATACCACTCGGACACGGTACCGGTGAAGTCGGGAGCCTTGGTGTTGGCGCCAACCTCTGCACCTGTGTCGCGGTTAACAAACAGACCCGGTGAGCGAGCCCAGTACTTAGTACCAGCCTTTGCACCGCGAATAAGATCTTCAAGGATCTCTTGATCGATTTCGAGAGCAACTTGCTCCGAAAGGATGCTTGTCAACTCAACCTCAGCATCAAGGTTGTGGTAGGCGTTAAGGTCTTGACCTAACTCCGGAGTCCACTTAGCCTTGAGCTTCTTGGTAACAGCCGTCACAGCCACTGAATCGACCTTGATGTCGATCTCTGGGATGTTCTGATTGTTTTCAAGGCCCCATGGGTCATCACCGACCAGAGAACCAAGTGCACCGCCAGCAACAAAGTCGTCGACGATTGGCCAAGAGCCTGAGACGTTAGAACCAACCGAGCCATCAGAACCGGCGGATCCAGTTAATGCTTCTGCGAGTTCGGCAGCACTAGTGCTACCATCGTAAGAAGCAAGAACCACCAGGGCATGGGTAGAAGCGGTTGAGCCTGTAATGCGAGTCAGACGCTTAAGTTGAATACCAACCTTAGACGAACCAGTAGCATACATTCTAGCAAAACCTGCATTACCGTTAGAGCCCGAGAGCACAATAGCATTAAGGTTGCGGTTACCTTCTCCAGCATCGAAGTCCGAAAGGTTCGATAAGAGAATGGTACCAACAGCAACAGTAGCAGTACCAGACTGCGACTCCAACTCAGCATCATACTCACAAAGCTTCGGAATGTCACCAGCGGATGAACTGTAGACACTGGAGCTAATGAATGTAATTGGACCAATCATACCTGATCCAGTTGGAGAGGCGTAGCCGTTGTTGAGGTTGTATGGACCTTCTTCAGCATTTGCTTGAGAAAGGTTTACACCGCC